ACCCGCGCAACACCCTCCCCGGAGGGCTGCGACCAGAGTACCGGGGACAGGACTACTTCGACCTCGTTACTGCCGACGCTGTGGAGTTCCTAGAGCCGTACAAGGACCTCTTGACGGTGTATGCCCAAGGCAACCACGAGACCAACGTAAAGAAGCGCCAACACACCGACCTCTCGAAGCGGGTCGTCGAGGGCCTTCAGGCAATCGGGAGCCCGATCCAGCTCGGAGGGTATTCCGGATATGTCCGCTGGCAGTACCTGTACACGACCGAGTGCAAGTCTTATATGATGCACTACCACCACGGGTACGGGGGCAACGCACCACGGAGCAAGGGCGTCCTCCACGCCGATATTGACGCGGCTAAATTCCCTGACGCCGATATCATAGTCCGCGGTCATGATCACAACAAGTGGCACCTCCCAATAACCACCGAGCGCGTGACAAGTCAAATGGTCGTCCGTAGGAGTACGGTCCACCATATCCGCTGCGGCAGCTACAAGAAACTCGGAGACGGGTATTCGGGGTGGGAGGTAGAAAAAGGGTTCTCTCAGCCTCGCCTCGGCGGGTGGTGGTGGTGGTGCATGAAGCACGGCCGCACATGGGAGACGGGCGTCGAGGAAGCGCACTAAAAAAAAGAGCCCCCGAACGTTTCCGGAGGCTCCTAAACTTAACCAAATTTCTGCGCACTTGCCGGCGCTTGGTTAAGATACTCAAAACATAGCTATCTGATCGCGCTCTTTGATGACTGAGGCGAGGTTCTTTTTAGACATCTCGTAATAGCTAGGCTTCAGCTCAAACCCTAGTCCTCGTCGGTGCATTTTCACTGCCTGATATATCTCCGACCCAATCCCGGCAAAGGGAGAAAAAACAAGCTCGCCCGGATTTGACCACAAGCCAATGCATCTCTCGATGACGTCAAGCTGAAGCGGGCATATATGTTTTTCGTCTTTTGCATCTTTTGCGCCGCGCCAGTCATTCAGCACGTCAGTACGTTGGATGTCCATCCAAACAGGACTGGCCCACTTTTGCCAAGTATCGAGCGGAAAATTTTCGCGGGTCTTATTTGTGATTGGCTCCCAATCCTCTTCGGCTCCTTCCCACTTTTTGAATATGGTCACATATTCAGGCAATCCGATTCCCGTGTAGCTGGAGTCCTTGCGTAGCTGTTTATATAGTAGCCGTTGAGTCTTGGTGCGCTGCATCTCCAGTACGGGGTCGGTCCAAATAGTAACCTTCGAGTGGTACTTGAATCCTGCCGCCTCCATTGCTCTGTGATAGTCTCCCGTGAAGTCGTAAAGTCCAGTATACCCGGAGCTGTTTTTATACTTGGCGAGGTCTTTACTATGTACACAAACCAACCGCCCCGGCTTTATGACGCGGTAAAGTTCCTTGAGCAAGAATTCAGTTTGTTGGAAGAACTCTTCGTTGTCGGCACAGTTTCCCATGTCCCGGATATTGTCCGAGTAGGTAAACAGCGTCGAGAACGGAGGAGAAAAGACGGAAAGATCGACGCTATCTGACTCAAGCAATTGAATCGCATCGACACAATCTGCATTGACTAAATGATAGTCGTCTGTTTTGTGCTCTATTCGGTTGTATTCGGCTTTCATGGTGTACTCTTTTTCGTTTGCATGCTTTACTATTCCCTCCATCATCTCGTTGAACTGCCTAAGTTTTCGATTGATGGAAGAGGTTACGTTCTCCATTGTGTCGGTTGAGATGATGTAGATATTAACCTCCTTCTTTTGCCCGAAGCGATAGGAGCGGCGGATTGCTTGATACAACCCCTCGAAGCTAAAGTCAAGAGATGCGAATATCTGATTCGGGCAGTGCTGGAAGTTGAGTCCGAACTGGGCAATCTTAGTCTTGGTGACTAGGACGCGAAACTTCCCTTCCTTAAACGCTATAAACGCGCTCTCCTTTTGCTCTGGCGTCATCCCGCCGTGAACCTCTACCGCGTCGGGAATCAGCTCACAGACGTACTTGGACTCTTCATTTTGACGCACCCAAACAATGAAGGGCTCTGACGACTTGTTGACCAGCTCGGCGGCCATCGTCATACGCGGCACCTTGGTTAATCTTAGTTCGTGGTTGAAGTTGGTTGCACTTACGGCCACCTCATTAAACAACATCCCGTGATCGCGTTGGTCGGTGGCAATTTCGCGCTCGTGGAAGTGCAGTGGAGGCAGTATGTATTCGTCGTCTTTATGTCCAATGTCGGACGGCATTCGCAGCACACTTGACCACGTCCCTATCCATCCGTAAAAGTCATTGAATGCGTGACCCTTCAAGCGGTAGTTGTTCATTCCTTCATCCCTGACAAACCACCTCATTCGCATATCTGTCGCATCCATGACGTCCAGGAACTCGGCGTGATTGCCTATCTCGTTCAGATCGTTTGGCGCCGGGGTAGCTGTGCAAGCCAACTTGTAAGCGATGTCCTCGCACTGCTTGAGAATGAGTCGCTTTATTTTGCCGGTGTAGTTCTTCAAAATAGAGCTCTCATCTAGCACAATGCCACTAAAGCCGTCGACATGGACCTTGTGAAAGCTCTCGTAATTGGTAATTACTATGCTCTGAGAATACTCGTTCTCCGGCTGCCATTGAATTACGTTGATACCGAACTTCTCACCTTCGCTAATAGTCTGAGCGGCGACCGCCAAGGGGCAAAGAATCAGGACGTTTTGCCCTGTCTCTTTTACCACTTGATGCGCCCACTCTAGCTGCATCAGGGTTTTCCCTAATCCGCAGTCGGCGAAGATTGCATATCTGCCGCGCTTGCAGGCTTTTTCTACTATGTCCTTTTGAAACGGGAACAGGTGACGGTTTAACCCTTGCGGGTCAAATCCTACAGGCACCGTCTTCGCCTGTTTGCTTTCTATAAATTCTTCGTAGTTCATGTGTTCTCTTTGTGATAGCGGAATTCCCATTTAACCTCCTGCCGGGACAGTCTACAGTTGTCGGCGATGGCGTCCAGCACCTGAGCGTTGCCCGTGCGAATCTGCCGCAGGAGCTGCTCCCTATTTGTCCCCAGCTTTTTGGCGCATCGGTGTACGCTCCCGTACTGGCTGATTATCATGTCAAAGAATTCCATTAGAAAGAGTTTAAGGTTCCGCAGTATCGGTTGCCGTAAATGGCCGCCCGTGAGCTTATGGTGTGGTTTGATTCGCGCGGATCGTAACCCTGCGCATAGATGACGAAGCCGGGGCCCTCGACCTTGCCCTTGAGCAGGTCGGGAGCTTCTCCGTATCCGGTAGGCGCGGGGCGGTTGATTTGTTGCAGTCCTTGGCAGCGCATCATCTCGCCCCACTGACGCTTGACATCGCTCCACGTCCTGCGTTCGTACGTATCCCAAGTAATCACAGCCGAATGATTTTGTTGTGAATGAAGTCCAGCGCGGTCCGCATGGCGCGGAGCTCTGCGAGCTTGGGGTCGTCTGTCACATACCCGATGTAGTCGTTGTCCTTGGATACCTCCTCGGAGCGGGTGGTGATGGCGTCCGTCAGCTTGGTGCATTCGTCGTAGATGACGCGGGACATATCGCGGACGGCCTCGGCGCGTCCCAGTTTGTGGTCGGTGTTCATGCTTTCTCTTCCTTTAAGATGTCAAGCGCGTCCTCTGCAATCCTCTCAAGGCGCTGCGTGTAATTCTGCAGGTCTTTGAGCTTACGCACAAGAGACATATCGCGCCGCTTGATGCAGTCAGGGGTGGCCAGTTGAATGACCTCGTCGAATAATTGGGTGCAAGTGTATTCCATGCCGCAAATATATGCGCATCTTTTGCAATTATCCAAACCGTGGCCGTATATTTGCCATGTCAAAACACTAAAAGATGACGAAATACAAACGTTGGTTTACGTCCGTGAACCGTGCAATCGTTGCAGAAATGGCGATGCAAAAGAAGACACAGAAGGACCTCGCCGAGGTACTGCAAATACACCCGGTAACCATCAACCGGAAGCTCAAAGACCCCGGGACGTTCTTCCTTTCGGAGCTCGGGCAGATTTGCGAGACGTTGAACATTGACCTCAAAAACCCACCCAACTATGGTACAGGCGCAAATTGAATCCATCCAAGGTCTTGGAGACTGGAAAAACAAATACGACGGGTCTACGATGTATTCGTTTGAGGTGTCGTTCAAAGACGGCACAGTCGGCGAAGCAAACAGCAAGAGCCAAGAACCCCCGTACAAGGTGGGCGAAATGGCGTATTACGTCAAGACGGGAAAGAGCCCAAAGGGAGGCGACAAGCTGAAGATTTCTAAGAACCCCCCACCCCCCGGAGGATTTAAGCAGTTCCAACCCGCCAAACAGGATCCGGACAAGGATAAAAAAATGATTCGGGGTATGTGCTTCAAGGTTGCGGGGATGGCGTGGGCCAACCAGTACAAACACAAGTCTTTCGAGCTCCCGCACCACGTCATGGTCCAAGGCGTCATTGCGTTGGCTAAGGAATACGAGCAAGCCTTCAACGAATGGATGGAAGAATAATCCGCCGGATGCTAAACTCTGAAACGCTGCCCTACGAGGAGCGCGTGTCCCGGATCATGTTCCTACGGGAGCACCGCCGGAACCTTTTGCAGGCATATTGCAAGGATGACGTGACCAAAAAAGAGAAGGACAAACTCCGGCAGGAGATAGCCAGAGTTCAAAAGGCTTTGAAAAAGCTGGACCCCGATGGTATGTTTCCACCATGAAGTATTGGTTCGAAGTTGAGGATGCGCAGCGGTGGGGACTTCCTGCCGCTGCCGTACTCGCCCACCTCAAGTATTGGATTGATCGCAACACCTCGGCAGGGGAGAAGCCGTGCATGACGCAAGGCATAAAGGAGATGGCGGAATACTTGCCGTTTCTAACTGTGTCTAAAATTAAGCGGGCACTAGTTAAGTTGGAGCAGGAAGAAGCTATCTACAGAGAGCCGAATGGATTTGAC